AAGCTATGCTTAAATAAAATCGCTGTCTCTCAATGTTCCCACACGCACTGAAATTGTCGTACTAAATCGAACATACATTCGTTGGCATATTGTACAATAAAATAGGTACATTCTTGTAAAATATTTTTGGTACATACCTATTGCATTTTCGTTCAACCTGTAGTATAATTAAGATAATGAAAGAGGGAACACAACACCTACAAGATTGCAGAAAGATAAAAGGAGTGCAAATTATGAAAATCAGAACATTTACCGATTTCAAAAATCTTAAAAAAGGAACATGGATTAGCGATTATACTGGCACATATGAAGTTGTTACACCTTATGCCGAACGCAATTCAGATATTGGGCTTTCAGAAGTAATTTTCGCAGATGATGAAAGCGATGAATACACGCTCGGAACAGAAAATCCACATGTAACTTTTAATGACATAAGGGGAGCAGAAATTATTTAATAACAATAAAGGAGCAGAAAAAATTCTGCTCCTTTTGATTTTAGTGAACAACATCAATAATCAATGGTGTAAGCAATCGTGGGCAATTCTCGCATATAATCTTCATTTTCGCCTGAGCCTTTAAGAATAGGGTATATTCCGCCATTCTCAAAAATCGGAATGACATTCCCATTGTCAATTACGGGTGAATCGCAACCGTCGTCATAGTTTGCACGAAATGACGTTAAAATGGCAGGTTCATCATTTGTGTTTATTTTGCTACGTAGTTTCAGCGTAAAACTATCACCGTCAAACCTATTAATGGCAAATGTCGCATCGTTAGGGTCGCCACTTAAAATGTACAAGGGTGTTGTAACTTCTCCATTGGTTTTATTAAGGTAGAACGAAAAATTATTCTTGTAATCGGTTATGTAAACGCTGAAAAATGCGAACATTGCATTGTTAAATTGCACTGTACACCAGTTTTCAAAGTACAAATTCGGTTCGGGCGGATTTACTATTGTGGATTTGTGACACCAAATCATGGGCTTGCCCTCTGCTGTATAGCGAACTGTATAGAAATCAGAAAGAGCGTCATAATTTTTCGCTGACTGATTAACAGTTGGGTTTTTTCCAAATTCTAACGGTATAGGGGTAGAGATGAAAGAAATATCGCTTCTAACTGGAACTGTAACAGACTGCATCGCTCCGCCGATAAAATCAGTAACACGCTTGAAATATGCTCCCGTGTTTTCAAGAAAATAACGGGGAATGTTTGTAATGTCATAACAGCGAATGTCAGTAATTGAAATATTTCCAGCTTTTGAACCGTCAGCCACGCCAACCGTCCAGCGCAATGAATTTGCATACTCGAACATGTTCCACCACAAATGTTCTGCGCCGTCACTATTCAATTTAGTAGTCGGATAAATAACATCGTTAGCATTTGTAAACATTACGCCGTTTGCATTTGTGGTCTTATATTTTAGACTGATTAAATATTTATGTCCACTAACCAGTGTAAATTTATTCGGACTAGCTGAATGGATGAACATATATGCGCTTTGCGTGGGGTCTTTAGCTACACCCATTGTTAACCAAGCCTCGGAATTTTCAAAAGTACAGTCAAATGAACAGTTTCCGGCATATACTGTGTTGTTTGATGAACCCGCATTTGTAGTACCAGCAGTAAAAAGCGAATTTTTACATTTTTCATCTAACTTTATTGTATCAGTGCTACTTCTGATTCTGCCATAAGTGTCAGTCGTAACATTTGCAATATTGTTTGTTGTGCCGTTCTTTTTGTTTCTTGAATCAATATGCGGAATATAATTCAAAACATTTTTACCATGGGTATTAATATCATGAATGCAGTTGTATGTGACATTGCACCAGTTTAAATTTAATTTTAAACCTGTTGTATTAATGTTGCCTTTAACGCTTGTGTTCTCAGCGTAAATAACACTGCCGTTTGAGCGAATCGCATAATCAGGATTTATATACCAACAGTAAGTGTCAAAATCACCATTGAAATCTGTGGTAGGTTGGTTTGTAAAAAGCGTGTTGCTGAAAAAGTTCGGAATATTGTACAAACAATACACACCGATAAAAAAACGGTCGCATGTCAAATTGGAAAAATAGTTGTTGCCTGTTGTGAGAACGCAACAGCTATGCTTTAACTGCTTAACGCATGCGGCATTCCACGGGTGAAAACCTGTAATCTTGTTGTCACCTTGTGTAATTCTTGCGCCAACAATGCAGTCAACGGCAATACAATCATTTAAAAAGCTATCGCTCACACGCATTTCAAATCCGACACACTGAGTTTTGACTAAATCAATTTTTCCGTCAATCATTGATTCGCCACGGTTATGCTCTGGAAAAACATCTTTTACTGGGTCATTCCAGTTATTATCTGGGATTCCATCATCGTTCGGGTCCATTTTTGCAACGATATCATCATCACCGTTTCGGCGTACAAAACAATGAGTAATTGTACTTTCAAAACCGCCAGCGAGTAAAATTCCACGCCTGCAACCGAAAACATTAATATTTGAAAATAATGTTCCAGCACTATAGGGAACATATAATCCTGTGTGCGCTTTTTCATGGTTACACTCAATCACAACATTTGTCAAAGTTGTTTTTGCATGATGAATATAACTGCCGTTTTCTGTACCTGTTGTTTTATACGACAGAACATACTGCATTTTATCAGCGATAGCCGTAATTTTCGCACCGTTGAAATCTACAAGTCCGTCGCTATTCGGAACTTTTGACATGTCAATGTCAATCGGTGTCGCAACGCCATAATTTTGATAGCGTGTGCCTTTAAAAGTAAAATTTGTTGGATTTTTAAAGCAACAGTCAAGAGCTTTCTGCAATGGCACGCTGTCATCTGTTATTCCGTCGCCTTTTGCGCCGTACATTTCCGGCGTGATGATTTCATTTGCATTTGTCGGCATTAAATACAAGCCATTTGCAGTTTTGATCCCTGAAAATGGAGCACTGCGCATAACCTGAAATGTACAAGCTCCGCCGTCGCCTGTCGAATAATAACCGTTTGTGTGAACAGTTTGACCGACTGAAAAATGATACGAAATCGCATTTTGCGTAGTGTCAAAATTGAGTGAAAAAAACGGCGTGATATATTTTGACAGAATATCATCAAAATAGCCATTACTTGCCATTTCGTCAAGTTTCTTGTTGACGGAATCCTGTACGCCACGGTTGAAATATTCATCAAGCAACTTTGCAAGTTCATTGTAAAGTTTGTTGAGTTCTGAAACATCTTCGCCCAGTTTGATAACATCATCACGCAAGCCGTTAACATATGTTACAAGTTTGCAAAGCACTTCATAATAAGAAAGCGAATCGTCATATACAAGCGGTAATACTTTTTGACACCAAAACATGAACGGCGCTGACGTCTGGGGAATCGGTAAGTTGATTGACATTTGAAATCCTCCTTTTAATAAATAGTCATAAACAAATCAGATAATTCATCAAGAATCATTTTATCAATGTTCAAGAAAGTTGTTCTAAATTCATTTAACATTGCGGAATAAGTCTGCGGTCCTCTTTTTCCGAAGATATTTTCAACATAATCTTGTGTGTTTGTTGTGTTTGTGTTTGAGCTTATATCACCCTTTGCAGTTCCTTTTCTTGATGAATCTACGTTGTCAGTTGAGTTAAAAGTCTTATCATTTGTTGATGATTCACTGCCTGATGTTGTTTCTTTGTTTGTTGATGTATTTTTAGCTGTGCTTTTTGTTGTGTCAGTTGATGACGATGTTAATTCACCCGTTGATGTACCTTTTGATGTTGTTGTATCTTCGGAATTTCCGTGCTTGTGTCGTGCATTCGTTAGATAAGTAAGATTATTCAAATTACCAACTGAGCCCTGTGGTGTGTCTGAATATTCATCATTATCATTGTAAGTTTTTGAAGTCGTCGAGCTATCGGAGGTGCTTCCCGAATTTGAAGAGGATGACGCATTAGTCAGCGTTCCGTCGTTCTTATCTTCGGATGTTGATTCACCTGATGAAGTCCCCGATTTTGTCAATTCAAATGCTGAATGTTCGGCACTTGCGAACACATCTTTTTTAGTTTCTGTTTCGGTTGTGTTTTTTGTATCTGTCTGCGAAAAATCTGTATTGCCTGTGCCCGCCGTGTTAGAAGTCGTTTTAACATCAACATCAATTAATGGGTTGAATTTCAGCAGTTCACTTTTATACAGCTGATTGAAATATGGCATTATTTCATTTAACTTGTCATTCAATTTTAATTTCCACACACCGACAGTTTCAAAGCCGATTTCCCTTAAATAATAATGACGGAGAATTTTCTTTTCAAGTGGAATTTTATAATCTTCATCAAAAATCGGGTAATCAAAATCAAAAATCAGCGGGGCAGCTTTTGAAATTATTTCATCAACTTTTGAAAGACCTTGCGATTCGGTGTATCCGCATATATTTTCACATATAAAGCGCAATTCTGTTGTGTATTTACTCATCTGCGTCCCCCTCGTTTAACTCTGAGCTGCGATATTCACAATTCACATTAAGGCCAAACATAGCGTTTATTTTTTCGCATGCTTGCTTTCTCATTTGTAATCGTGAATAGCGACTAGCAATGACGCCGCCCATATTGTTTAGCACTTCGGATGAGATCAAACGTTCCTTTTTGTTGTAGGTTATATTTGAAATGCCTAAATAGGTTAGAGCTTCATTCCATATTTTTTCTTTTAGTTCATAAAGCAATGGAGCATTAAAGGGTGCATCAGTCTTTAGAACTGACAAGGCTTGCTGGTCGAATTTGTCATTAGCAAAAATGAAAGGAGTGTTGCCGTCATATTGCATGTACATGTTTTGCATTGTCAACCGCTGATTGTCATTACATTTAATAAGTACGGGCGTTTTCTGTGCATTCACATTAACATCAATTGTTCTGTCGATATTGTACAAGCGTTTTGCAAAAATTGTAACATCATCAACCGAATTAGTTCGCAACATGTTGTTGAAAATCGGAACACTGTTTTCAAGTGTTAAATGCATGTTATAGCCATTTGAGGCATAGGCGGTTATATCGGTCGGTACATCATAAACATTAAAATTTCCGCCGAGCATGCAACGCAAGCACAAAAAACCGACAACATCATCTTTGAAAAAGACCGCTGAACCGTTTCCGAATAAAGCCAGTTCAAGAAATCGTTCATCAACAGTATCAGGCAATCCCGTCCATTTAAACATTGAGATTGAAAGCTCTGTTAAGCGTCTGACATACTGCATATAGCTAAGGGAGTTATCAAACATTGATTCCCCTGTTAATGTTTTTTTCTTCTTTCGCATATTTGTTTCACTTCCTTACACTGAATTATCAAGAGAATAATTGCCAACTTCTGAACCGTTTTTCCAAAAAGTTATGCCGTTGTTGTAAATAGAGCATATCTTTTTAGCATCATCAGCTGGAACACTTCCCTTTATTGTACATGCGACTGTTTTTGTGAAAGTCCAGTGCGGTCTAACATTTCTGTTAGGCGTTTTCACTCTGTGTGTAGCGTACCCGAATTTATCAAAATAATCATCAATTGTATGTGCAATTTGTGGGGTGATACATTTTGTTGTGATTACAAAATTAAGTAAGCCGAGCCAATAAGAAATCACACCACTTGTTTGACCGCTTGTCTGCGACCCTTGCAATTTTGCTTGTTCGCCATCATTCATCAAATTAGCGATTGCTCCAAGCGTGCTAAGTCCAGCGCCAGCAACAGCGCCAGCAACATTGCCCGTCAATGCTCCGCCAGCAACGCTTGTAATCATGCCATTTAATAAGTTCGGCAAAGTCTGTGTTTGTGTTCTCGCCAACCACTGGTCATAGTAATTTGATGAAAACGAAATTGCAGGAAAAGAATTCATTGTGATTGCCTCGTCAGTGTTTTCGCCAAGATTCTTATAGTTTGACGGATAAAGAATTGCAGGTGAACCGCCTGACCTATCCGAACACACATAAAAAGTTGGTGTTGAATTTAAGAAATATTCAAATTTATACACAGCTGAACCGCCCTGATTATTTGACACATATATAAATGTGTACGGATATTGCAATAGTTTTTTATTTCGCGGAGCATACCCTGAAATCATCGCTCCCGAATGCGTTATCAATTTTTTAATCGTAGTCGGTGCTATGTTGATAGCGACTGTCGAATTTGCGACTTGCGTTTGATGTTCTGCTTGATGGTCTGAATGCTGTCCGTCAAGCCCTATCCCGTATAAATAATTAATAAGACTGTCTGCATCGGTTTCAAATGTGTAAGTTCCTGATACAATTTTTTTATCCATCATTGTATAAACTGAGCCGAGTATGTCTTCATATGTGTTCGGGTCGCATGTTGTTTGAACTACATAATTAAGCGTCAAGTCGCTTGTTGTTCGATTTCCAAAAACATATTCACCGACATTCACAGTTTCGGGAACAAGATTTTCACCAATTTCATCGGTTGCCGAGTGTTCACGCTCGATAAAACACTCGCCGACTGAATAATTAAAAAACCATGTTTGCATTACATCAATTTCAAATGTGATTTCTGTTACGGCATTGTTCACATATTCTACCGATGTTATAAATGCATAAAACCATTTAGAGCCAAAGCCCGAATTTTGAAACATTAAATAATTACAATCATAACATGCATCAGCCGATAGACCGACACGCATAGTCCCTTTATTCACTCTTTGATATGTTTGAGCGGTCAAACTATGTTTTGCAAGACCTGAAAAATAAGCAGATTGTGCTGAACTTGATGAAAAATAAATCGTATGTTCATATGACGGGTCAAGTGGCACATTTGAAAGCAGTTTGATATTTGTTGACGGCTCGACATACATTTTAATCACCTCGTTTGATAAGTAATGTGTGTCAAGTTTTTTGCTTGACACACATTATAAAAATTTAATCTGTAATGGTCACAGTGCATTCACCTGACTTTGTTGCGTCATAAGTTGATGTTGCTGTAATTTTTGCCGTTTTTGCTGTAACCGATGTTGCAACAGTTACATGTCCGTTAATGTCAACAGTTACACCGTCCGTGTCAGATTTCCAGTTTACCGTTTTTGGCGCATAATTTTCAGTTTCTACAGAAACAGAAAGCTGAACGCTCTGACCTTTTTTGCATGTTATTGCAGTCGGCGAAACAGTAACAGAAGTGACGGTCGGAACGGCTGGAACAAATACGAGCGCATTTGCAAATGGCGACATCGAAAATGTTTTCCATGTGTGGTAGAAGTAGTTCCAGTATAGCCCCTGACCGTTGTAGTTTTCTGTAAATTCGTACATGTTGTCAAAAATCATAAAGAAATTCTTGTCAACAAGAACGGCTGGAATAGCGTTGAGCGCTGTGAGTGTGTCCTGTGAGAGTTCTTCATAGTTCGGGTCGTCTTTGAAAAGAGCGTTAAGTCTTGTTACATCAAGAGTTCCGAACCCGTCAATCAAAATTCTGTGTCCCATGAACTCAGCTTTTGACATGTTAAAAGCTGAGGCCAAAACTTCAACATCAATTTCGCTGTCAAACTGCGAATTGACAAGTAAATACTGGTCGTTTTTGTCAGTGAAAGTCTGAACGCCCGCAACATTATAGTTGTTTGACATGAATGTCAAAGCATTTGACACACCTTTAATTTTAGTGACCGCACCTTTTGCGTCATTTGCGTCAACGGTAATTGCTGAAAGTCTGCCGTCAAGAATAGCTTTCGCAAGCATATACTTTGTTGTGACGAATTCATCATAATTCGCCGCGGTGTACATGGCATTCACGATTTTTGAAATCAAATCCGTTATTCCGTCCCATGACAAGAAAGCCTGATTCAAGTCTTTATTCTGAATGGTCTGCTTGTAGAATTTCTTGTAATTCAATGTGTGAAAAGCCGCTCTGACATCTGGAATTTCTCGTGCGAAAACTTTGCTTTCGCTTTCTTCAACATCGTACTGGTGAGGATTTGCAATGTTCACGAAAATCTCTTCAATGGTCTCACCAAAGTCAATAAGACCTTTTTTGAACATTGAAAGCGGATTGCTGTACATTTTTGAAGTAATGATTACCCGTGCGATACGGTTTACAAGGGCGTTCAAAAATTCATTCTGCAATGGGGTGTACTGCATGATAATTTCACCGATTCTGCGAATGCTTTCGGGCGTGCTCTTTGCCGTTGGGACAAAATCACGGTAATTTGTGCTTGCTGAATTTCGGATTGCATTCAGAATGTCAACACTTGATGCGTTAAGTGTTTGTGTTTTTGGAATTGTAGGCATTATTCTTCCTCCTTATCATCGAATAAATCTTCTGTTGTGATTGTTTCGGATGTTGTTTCACGGATTTTCTCATCGTCTACATCGTTCGTGTCAAAATTTACATCGCCATTGAAAAAACGATGCATATACTTTTTGCGCCATGATTCATTTAATTCATCATATTTCTTGTGCCAGTCCTCGTTATCAGAAGAAGTGCTGCTCACTGCCGAATTAAACGCATTTGTTACATCGTCAACAAATTTAAGCGCTCTTTCTGAAGTGTCGTCACCAATGAAGTCGTGAACAATTGTGATAAATTCTTCAAGGGGCATAATATCAACCTTTCATTATATTATTTACCAACATTTGAGCATATGTGTAGTCATAGTTGGCATTTTTTAAATTAGTAAAGCGTTTTTCGCCATCACCATATTTACCGCTTATAATATCGTTTGCAATTTTGTTATATTTTGTTTTTGCTGTTGCTTTTGCTGTTTCACCTGATTTATTAATCATTTCATTAACAATTGCCTGACAATAATTATAATCAATATTAAGCGAAACAAGTTTGTTTTTGCGCTTTGTTCCATTCCCGTATTTTCCGCTAATTACATCGCTTGCATATCGTTTATACACATTATAATATTTATCGTGGATATTATCAATTGTTAATGTTTTGTTGTTAGTGTTTGTAGCTGATTTAAAATCAACATAGCATTCATTAATGTCAACATTTCCATTGATTCCGTTAACTCTGCCCGTTGATGATTTTTGCCAAATGCAAAATTCAGAGCTAACACCCGTAGGCTTATATGAATAAGATGCAACCCATTTATATATACAAGGATTCAAATAACCCGTATCAATGCGGTCAACAAATCCGCTAACAGCTGATGCATACACGCCTGACTTATAACCTTTTTTGCGTAAATAACTGCAAAAAATATTGATTCCGATTGTAACAGATGCCCTTGCGCTTGTCGGTGTTGTTTCAACATCAATAAACAATGGCAAATCAAAAGTTTTATTTTTTACAATATTGAAAAAAACCTCTGCAAGTTTTTGTGCATTTTTTGTTGCAAAATCACGATTAACGAAATAATAAGCGCCGATTTTTAAACCAGCTTTTTTAGCGTTTTCGTAATTTTCTTCAAATCGCGAATCTGTGTAAAAACCGCAATCATTTCCGCCAGCTTTAATAATGACAAAATCATACCCTGATTTTTTAACTTTGTTAAAGTCAATTTTTCCTTGCCATGCGGAAACATCAATCCCGTGTGTCATTTTCTTTGTCCTCCGTTTCATTTTTTAACTTTTGCAAATACGGAGCAAAAAAGTTATTTAACGCTGGATTCACTTCACACAAATTTTCAAAACAACTTATAATTTCCATAATGCAAATATAAATTGCAACTGACGGGAGAATCGGCAAATCAAATGGCAAATTTACAAATTTCACACCGTAGTCAATTCCGCCACATGCAATTAGTGCAAGCAACTCCGCAAGTTTATGAAATAACCCTTTGCGCAAAATCGTGCTGTCAAGTTTTTTGTTATAAATCGCTTTAATAAACCCAGTAAGAAAATCAAAGCAGATTAAAACAAATGGCACAATGTACAAAAAAATCAATTTTATCACCACCTTTCATTTATATTATAAAGGGGTATTGACTTTTTTACAACACCCCTTTATAATTAAATTATAGATTAAATAAATCGAGGTGAAACAGAACGAATGGGTACTTTTTATGATGGCACAAAACTGCTTTCAATGAACGATATTAACGGAAATAAACCCGAAATCTATTTATGTACTTCTAATCGTAGTGCTGGTAAAACCACCTTTTTTAATCGGTATTTTGTAAAACGCTTTTTAAACTACGGCGAAAAATTTGTGCTAATTTACCGATTTAAATATGAACTGGATTCAATTGCGGAAAAATTTTTTAACGGCGTAAAATCTTTGTTTTTTGCTGACTACAATATGAATGCTAAATCTAAAGCTGGTGGGATGTATTACGATTTATTATTATCAAAAAACGGTGATTCAAAAAGTGAAGTGTGCGGCTACGCTATTGCTTTAAACTGTGCAGACCAAATCAAAAAATATTCACATTTGATGAATGATTCGCAACGAATGTTATTTGATGAATTTCAATCCGAAACAAATCACTACGCCACAAACGAATTGAATAAATTAATCAGCGTGCATACTTCGCTTGCTCGTGGAGAGGGCAAGCAATGCCGTTATTTACCAATTTTCATGTTATCAAATAATGTGAGCTTGTTAAATCCGTACTTTGTAGCGCTGGGTGTGTCAACCCGATTGCGCGAAAACACTAATTTTTTAAGGGGAAATGGGTTTGTTCTCGAACAAGGCTATAACGCATCTGCATCTAAAGCGCTTGAAACTTCTGCATTTAATCAGGCGTTTCAACAGGCGGACTATGTTAAGTATGCCTCTCAAAAAACATATCTAAACGATAACACGGCTTTTATTGATTCACCAAAAGGCAAATCAAAATATTTGTGCACTATACGATTTAAACATAAAAATTTCGGCGTTTTTGAATTTGCAGAAGAAGGAATTATTTTTTGTTCTGATGTCGCTGATACTTCGTACCCGCTTAAACTTGCAATCACAACCGAGGATTTAAGGATAAATTATGTAATGATTAAGAAAAATGATTTATTCATTTCAAATTTACGCTATTATTTTGATAACGGGTGTTTTCGTTTCAAAAATTTGTTGTGCAAAGAATGTATTTTATCGGCATTATCTTATTGATTATCACATTTTTATAAAATTAATGTGACACGCGGGGCGTACTGATTGATTTCAGCCGTGTATCTTTCGGCTTTACACACCGCTTTAATTTTTAAAAATGATTCGATAATACAAAAAAGCACTTGCAAATTGCAAGTGCTTTTTTAATTTTTCATGTCATAGTATAAAATGTTTCGGTTAGCACAACACCGCCATTAATTTGAACAGGTTGCAATTTAAGAGGAACACTCAACCCGACTTTAAAATCCTTTATTGTGCGTTTTTTCTTTAAAAATTCTTGTGCATCACCATTCATATTAAGGTCGGAAATGTCAACATCTGCGCCGATTGATTTTAAAAATAATGCCTTGCATTGCTCTGGCATGCCTGCGCATTTGACATTATAGAAAGGTTTATCAATCGGTTTCAAATTTTCTGCCGTAATGTGTTCAATGTATGTTTTCTGTCGAACAAATAATCCTTTATCCCAACAGCTTTCAAGTTTCCAGCAGAGAAAATTTTTATCATCAACCTTTATTCCCTTAATTTCATTAGGATTGCAATTACAATGAATACTATCTGTGTCAGCATAAATAAAATTACTATAATTTTTCTGCGCCGCACGGATAGTAAAATTTCTTGCATATGAAGTAATCGCAGAACCCACGGGAATATAAAACGGCTTTTTATCGCAAGCATAAACGCCATAAAATCCCAGTGACAAATCATCTTTAATGTATGCAACCTTAAAACTGCTGTCAGTGTTAGTCGCTGTTTTTCCGTATAAATTATTCAAGTATAGTTTTGCTAATGTTTTTTTAGCACCTTTACTATTTAATTTTATTTTCTTATATTTGTTTATGTATTCATCAAATAATCCAATTTCTTTGTCAAAATAACAACCGTCAAGAATTTCAAAATCAACTAAATTATAATGCTCTTTAATAAGTTGATAATCGGTCATAGTCAGTGTGAGTGTTACTTGTGTGTTTTGTTCATTTCCATTTATATCTAAATATTTTTTATAATATTTGTTTGTTTTTTTATCGTAAAAATCAGATGTTTCTAGCCATTCTGTACTTTTATAACGAAATGTATTTTTTACTTGAATACACGGCAAAAATCCCTTTTTCAAATAAAACCGTGTTTTAATTCGGATAAAATAATATTTTTCCTTTGCAATTTCAGGAATATAATTTCCACTCCAAAATGTGGGCAATCCCACAGGATAAAAATTACCACTTTCGCTATGCATAACAGAGGGATACAAGCTGTTGACATCTGCTGTTGTTCCGTTATTATAAATTTTATTTTCACAACCTTTTTTTAAATAACACCAGCCCCCTTTATATGATTTTCGTACATAGTCATCTGCATTCTTAAATTCTATCGGAACTTGCATAGTATATTCGGCAATGTTCGGAAACAGCCGTTCAATTAAGGGCTTTGTCATTATAGCTTTATATTCATTTAAGCAACAACTGCCAATTGTCAAACTGTCATGCTTTTCATCGAACATAATTTCAAGTGCCTCTTTAAGTACAAGAACATCGTTTTTGATGTATTCTTGTTCTTCGGGTGTAATCTCACACCCAGCATAACGATAACCTGCATATTCCATTTTCAATTTTTTATGCTCTGTATCAAATGATTTACCGATTGATTCAAGGCTAAATGGCAATAATTTCAAGCTGTCCCGAATTTCAATAATTTTATTATTTTTCTTGACAATGATGTAATACCATTCTCCCATTTCGCTTATGCTGTATTTAATTGAATTATTTTTCATATCCTTTGTTTCAAGCCAGCGTACAAGTGAGCCGTCAGCATTCATTTTTTCGTATGCTTGTTCATATTTTAAATCTTTGAGCAAATACGATAAAATAAAACTCCCGTCAAATTTTAAGTTATGAAAATACATTTTAATGTTTTCATTTAAGCTTAAAAAATAATTGAAGAAGTCCTGAATGCTGTGCATTATTTTGACATCTTTTTTATTCAATTCGCAGAAACAAGCCGACCAAACTTCCGTGAAAGTCTGCCCCTTAAAAACCGTTGTTTCAAAATCACATGCATAGATTTTAAATTTTCTTGCTTTCATAGTTAATCACTTCGCATCATATCTTGTTGACTGGGGATTTCACCGCCGTTGAAAATCATTGCTAATTTACTGTAACTGCTTGTATAATCTCGCAATTCGTCTTGTTTACTTGCATACATAACAGCATCTAAAGCATTATTTATATTATCGGCGTTTTGCTCTAAATATTTTTCAAAATCAGCTAAAGCGAGTGCGTTTGCATATGCTTGTTTTGTTCGTTGAAAAATTTCTTTCAGCTTTATTGCTGAGTTTTCGCCATGCGCACTGCGATAATGTAAATAATGCCAATCATTTTCAGCAATAATTTTATCAAGCCTATTTTCAACGCTTGTTATTGCAAAATAGGACGGTATATATTCTTTATTGTCAGTAGGAAACTGTATTTCTTGTTGTTTTTGTTCTTTTCGTGCTTTTCGTGCTTTTCGTGTTTGTGCGGCTTTTTTCGCTCTTGCTTTACGCTCAATAGATTGCCCAGCTTTACCACTCACGACTTTTCCAGTTTCATCGTTTAAATAAGTTGTTCCCTTTTTAGAATAGATGTTTAATTTTTTAAGGCTTTCAATTCTCTTTTTTGTGATTCGTTTCGGCTTTTCAATGGGCAATATTTCTGATTTATCAAATCGAAAGCCCCTTTTTTCAGCCGCTTTAATTCTTCGCTTTAGATTTTTAAGTGCTTTTTCGTATTCCAGTTGATTTAATGTTTTTTTCTTTTTCATCATATCCACCAACCTTTTGAAAATTAAAGCCCCGTCAACTTAATGTACGGGGCTTTTGTGATTATTTCATCGCTTATACCAATGAACAAGTGATGAAATGCTTTCCGCTGTAGTTCTTGCTTTCTTTTTTGTAAAATTCGATTTCAAACGGCTCTGCTGTGTCAATCATTTCATCAAAAATATCAACAAATGATGAAATAGCGCTGTCCGAGCCTGTGTAATATTTTGTTCCCGATTTATCAACAATAACCATTGTTGTATAGTCCTGCTCATTTTCAGGAAGTTTTTCGTTGTGTATGCTCAAATAGGCATAAAAATCGGGAGCAATAACAAGTGGCTTTTCAGGTTCAACCACCTTGTCAATTGCAATTGCTGAAGTCAAATCTTTCAGCTTGATTTTTTCTCTTGTGCTGAGTTCCTTGCTACTTTCAGTAATAGATGTTGTGTAATTTGTCATGTCATTGTCTCCTTTAGTATTCTTCTTTTATCGTCGCTTTTTCGATAAATTCTTGTTCGGGCATTTCATAATGCCTTTTAATTTCGGTGTACCCTTTCAGTGCAAGATATTTAATGATAGTGTTTCCTATCTTATGTTCTATGCGCTTTTTAAGAGTTTTTTCGTTTGTGAACTTTCCAGCAATTTCAACGAAAATTGTCTGTGTTGTAAAATCTTTCATATTTGCAACAACAACTTCACATCTTGTAACTGAAATAGTTCTGCTAACAACTCTTGCTCGTGGCATTTTAGCATCTCCTTTCATTAAATTTTACAATTGTGTATTTTGATTTCTTGACTTTGTGAAAGAGCAAGAATTATTAGTCAATGAAATGATTCCAACATTCAATACATGAACGCTTGCAATCACGAGTATCACTCAGCCCTAACATATAAGGGCAAATGTTGTCAGGTACTCCAGCATCATTAAGTTTGACTTTCGGATAATTTCGCAGAAATTCTGACAAGTATGTTTTTTTTTGCGGGTTAGTATTGCTCCACAACTGAACCAAAAATATTGCCCTGTCTGGGTAGCATGTTTCAAAGTCCGAACATACAATACCCGTTCCATTATTCATACTACTTAATGGGCACTCTGCGCAACTAATTCTGCATACTTCGCCTGCTTGTAGTTTTGTCATTCTTTGCTTTTCAGCAAAGTACTGTTTCGTTTTTTTACAGTCAGTCATTTTAATTCTCCTTTCGATTTTTTCCACCCTCTGTTTTTTCTAAAATTGAATAAGATTCTACCTTCTTCGGGTGTAGCGTCAATTTCTTTTGTGAAAAATCGGTGTTTACAACTTTTGCATTCACGATAGCGCAAGACCATATCTTCAAGTTTAGTAGTTTCAATAACTCGGCTATCGCCTTTTAAACACACAGGACAATACATATGTACTGTTCACCTCTCTTTCATTATCTTAATTATACTACAGGTCGAACGAAAATGCAATAGGTATGTACCAAAAATATTTTACAAGAATGTACCTATTTTATTGTAC